AATTTTGTAATTTATTAATAATTAATTATTTATGGTTTTAAAATTGTTTTACACGAAAATAGTTGCTTTAATCTATTTTGATTTTCTTTAAACTGAAAAATAAATAAAAAGCAAGTAATACAAGGGCTTTTAAAACGTTTTTAATTTTAAAAATGAAAAATATTTAAAATAAACTTACCACGATACTTACCCTTTTTGTATCTTTGCCGAAAATTATCGGATTATGTTTTTCTATCTCAAAGAGCCTAATGGCGACAAAGATACAATAATTATCATTCAGTATTACACTGCTGATGAAAAAAAAATATTCAAGTATTCAACAGGCGAGTACGTTCACCCTAACGACTGGGACTTTAATGCCCGTATGCCAAAGAGTCGCAAGGGAGCTGACGGTGTAAGGTTGCGAAAGATAGCCGCGCATATTATGCAGTACAACGACTTTCTTGTTACACTCATTGATAATTACAAATTGAATGGTGAGAAGATAACAAGAGAAAAATTAAAGAACGCTTTTGACGCTAAATTCAAACCTGAGAGGGTAACTAATGAATTTGATTACTTCACGGATTTTGCGATGAATTTTCTTTCTTCTATCAAGGGAACGATTAATAAGAATACCGGCAAGGAATACAGCAAGGCTCGTATTTACATTTACAACCAATCACGTAATGCTTTGATTAATTTTGAAAATTACTCTAACAAGCGAATTAAAATTGATGAGTATAACGCTCAACTGAATGATGAGTTTGTAGCGTTTTGTATGAATCAAAAGAAGTACTCGGCTAATACAATAGGTGAATTGGTTTCGGGCATTAAGGTACTTTTGAGAAAGGCAAAAGAAAAGGGATATACAATTGCTAACGATTTAGACAACTTCACAAAAACAAAGGAGGAAAGTGTATCAGTAGCACTATCAGAGGCAGAAATTGAAAGGTTGGTGGCGTTTGACTTCTCTAATGATAAGAAATTAGAAAATACCCGAGATTTGATGATTTTAGGACTTTGGACGGGGTTACGTGTGTCGGATGTTATGGCGTTGCCTGCAATTGACCCTGATAGTAAGTTTATTGAGGTTGAGCCTCAGAAAACACGTAATACATCGGGGGCAAAGGTAGTAATACCGCTTCATCATCATATTAAAGAGATGATAAGAAAGCGAGGAATGCCTACGCCTCTGAAAAAAGTAACCTTTAACAAAATAATTAAGGAGGTGTGTAGATTAGTAGGATTTAATGAGATGATTGAAGGCTCATTGATGAACCCCAATACAAGGCGCAAGGAATGTGGGGTATTCGAGAAGTGGCAATTAATAAGTTCGCACACGTGTAGGCGTTCATTTGCAACTAATTTATATCTAATGAATTTTCCTACGCTGTCGATAATGAAGATAACAGGACACACAACGGAGGCGAGTTTTTTAAAGTACATAAAAGTAACGCCAAAAGAGCACGCCGAGAAGTTATTAGCACACTGGGAGGCGTATTATAAGGATAAAGAAAAAGCACTTAATTAGAATTTCAGAAGATAGTATATAAGTAGGGTATTTATGGGTAAAAGTTGGGTAAAAGTTTGGTAAAGTTAGGGTAATAAAAAACACGCTTTTTGGGGCGTGTTTTTCTTTTAATAATAACCTAAATAAATATACAAGAAAACAAATGAATTTTCAATAGAAGAAAGCACACTTTTTATAGTGTGCTTTTTTTTGTGAATAATTAAATTAACAACAAATAAAACTACAACTGTAATGATGGGGCAAAGGTAATGAAACGTTTTACAACTCATTGCTAACACACATTAGCAACGTCGTGGGGTATGTTGTGCGTAATTTTGCCATATGGAAATTCGTTTTAGCACACACAATGAACAATTGACAGCCTCACAGATTGACGCTGAAAATGGCGTTATCTATGGGGTCGCATTGGCTAATAAAGGGCTTAATAAGAATGGTTATTATTTCTCTGAAAGATTTCTAAACGAGCTAAAAGCATACGGAGAGAAGGAGGGTAAGATAAAATCTCGTTTTGAGCACCCTACATTTGGTACTTCTAATTTTGGGTCACTAATAGGTTGGTTTAAGAATTTCAGAATTGAAAACGGCAATCTGTATGGTGATTTGTTTATTGCAGATGTGGCTAAGAAGACGCAAGTAATGGGCAGGGGTATTTCGATTGCTGATTATGTTATTTCAATGGCTTCGGAGTGTCCGGATATGTTTGGTAATTCTGTATATGTGTTTGCCGATGAGGTTGTAGAGGAGGTAAACGAAGGTGGAGAAACAAAACGATTTGCAGGACTATCACTTGATTGGTGGGTGGCTTCTGACTTGGTAGATGTGCCCGCTGCGACGAATGGACTATTTTTTTCAAACAAAAGTAAAACAAAAAAAGTTGATTATATGAATATTTTAGAAAGAGTGAAAAAAGCGTTTGATTTCTCAATTAACAAGGCTTTTGACTTGGATTTGACACTTGCTAATGGTGATATTATTACCGTAGTTACTGAGGCTGAAAAGCCACAAGTGGGCGACAAAGTGAAGCAAAAGACTGACGGAGGGGAAGACGCAGAAAAACCGCTTGCTGATGGTGAGTATGTTTTGAAAGATGAGAGCACGCTGGTAGTGGAAGGTGGGGCTATTAAGGAAATTAAGGAAAAGGCGAGTGAGCCTAATCCTGATGAAGGCAACCAAGAGGAGTTTGCTAAACAATTAGAGGAATGCTTTAACTTGGTGGCTGAGAAGATTGAAGTTTTATCAAGCGAATTTGCTAAGATAAAATCGACACAAAGTAGATTTTTAGCAGATGACAAGGGAGAAACAAGTAACGAGTCTTCTGCGGTTGGAAGTAGTTTGGATATGGACAAGATTCGCAAACGTTTGGGTCGTATCAAGTAATTTTAACTAAAAGATAAAATAAGAATATGGCAAATACAGCATTTAAAGAGTTTCTTAAAGAGGCTGAAAGAAACAAGGAGTACATCAAGAGAATTAAGGACTTGTTAGAAGAAGGGCAATTTGGTTTGCTCCCATTGCAACAAATCTTTACAATTCGTGAGGGAGTTACAAAGGAAACCGAATTTGGTTACTATTCGCCAGTATCTAATGTAACACACAAAGATGAGGGGTGTGGGAAGGAAACTAAAAAACTTGAGACACAAGTGCGCACGGGGTGGTTTGACCCTGTACCATTAAAGGTGATTGTTTCAGACTGTTATTCCACACTTGAAAAAACTTTTGACGCTTGGGTGGCTAAAACAGGAGCAGACCGTTTTAACATTGACGACTCAGACTATGTAGCGTTTTTAGTTTCTCTCATTGAGAATGGTATTTTGAACGACTTTAACAGATTTGTTTTCTTTGCCGATAAAGAACATTCTGTAGTAGGCAGTGGTAGTGGTACGCAAGTACTTAAAGCCGGATTGGACAAAGCAAACTTCAATGTGTTTAACGGACTTTTCTCTCAGTTTGAGAAAATGGTAGCAACCGCTACCGAGAAAAAAATTGCTATCGCTGAAAATGCAAAAACAAGCTATGCAGACCAACGTGCATTGGCAGATAGCAGAGCTTATGAGGTGCTATGTCAATTGAAAGATATTGCAGGATTTAAGGCAGGAGCTTCACCTGTTTTTGTAATTACACAGAGCTTAGCAACCAACTTAACTCGTTTTATGCGCAAGGAGTTCCGCAATGAGCAATCGTTTAAAATGGTCGAGGGCGGTTATATGGTATCAGAGTTCGAAGGTGTACCTGTGGTTACCTCTGAATGGTTAGACGATATGATACGCTCTAACTTTGATGACGGAACTAAGTGGCACAACCCACACAGAGCCTTGTTGCTTGACAAGAATGAATGCCAAATTGCTATTGATAGTATGGGAGCACTGAAAGATATAGGCGTTGAGTACTTAGGCGGTAAGTTTGAAGAAGTTTACTTGAAGGCTTCTTATCGTGCAGACTTCCAACGTGTGATTGGCAATACCGGAGCAATGGCGATTTAGTAATGATTAATGATAAATGGTTAATGTTTAGCTAGCCATTTATCATTAACAATTAAACATTAAAAGAGAAATTATGGCAGAATGTATTAATGCATTAAGTAAAGATTTGACCTTTGACTGTACCGACAAGGTAAAAGGTATTGAGAAGCGCATCTTGCTCATCAATAGAGCCGATATAGACTTCGCAGCAACCACAGTAGACGCTTCGAAAAACAAAATGAGTTCGCTTGTGCTCAAAGCGAGTAAGACCGGTTACTTCTTTGATAATTTCAAAGAAACACACATATCAGAGAGTATTAAACCAGAGATTTCAGATGATGATTTCAACGGCTATAAGCACTCAATAGGTATTACTGTGTATGGCAAGAGTGCTGAGGAGTACGAGCAGATTGACCAGTTTGTAAACGGTGCGCAATTGGTTGCGGTAATTGAGCATAAAGCCAAAGGTGAGAGCAGTTTTGATGTATTAGGATTCTTTGTAGGATTAGAAGTAACAGAAGGTGAAGGTCGCACTAATGGTGGCGCTTTCAAACTCACAATTTCAACTCCTGCAAATCAAAAAGAGCCTAATGTGGCTTTGAAATGGCTCGAAACCGACTACGCAACCACTAAGAAGAAGTTTGATAAGAAACTTGCTGCATAGTGGCAAAATAAATTGGTGAAATGGTTTTTACAGATGAGAAATTGAATAAGTTGCTCATTGGGGGGTATGAAAAGGCGGTGAGCGATGACAAAGATACGTTCATCGCCTTTTATGCTTACTTGTTTGACGACAACGACCCGTGTACGACTTGTGGTAGTAAGTTACAGGGGTATTGGAATAGACTCATTAATGAGGGCAAAGAAAAGTTAAGAATTAAAAATAATATTATTATGGCAAAAAAAGGTCAAAACACACAAGAAGAGTTAGCTAATGAACAAGTTGGCAAATTAGCGAATGATAAATGTGCATTTAGATTGCGTGAAGGCATTGGTTCGCTGGCAATGGACTTCGGTAGTAGTGAGTTGTTTAACAACGACACTATCACGAATGAAATTGCGGTGCAATATCTCAAAATTAATAAGAACAGGATTGCGAACTTCGAAGTGTATCCTGAGAATTGGGAAGAGCTTATTAAGTAACAATTAGTAATTGATAATTAACAATGGCAAAGGTAACGGCAGTAGAATTAGCGAAAGAGCAGAGAAAGACAAATAGCGAGAAGTATAAGGGCTTTCCATATTTGGCTAATGGTCAGAATAACGACTATCCGACAATTATTGAGCAGTTGGTGGCAGGTTCACCAACCGCTCGTGCTTGTTCGGGCGTGATTGCTGATTTCATCTATGGTCGTGGTTTTACATTGGAGATTGAAAGAAGAGAGCAGGCAAGGTCGCAAGGGGTTCGATTTAGAAAAGATGAGTTGTTTATTAATGATAAAAGGGAAACCCCTAACGACTTGCTGAAAAAGGTTGCGAGAAGCATTGCAATACATAAGGGCGTATTTGTGCACGTAAATTACAACGGATTCTACGAAAAAACAAGCGTGCAGGTATTGCCGTACAAGAATTGCCGATTAGGAGCAAAAGACAGCGAGGACTATCGAGGTAAGGTGCTGGTATATAATGATTGGGATAAATTGACGGATTATAAGGATAGAGATAAGAATTTGGTTGCAATTGACCGATACGACCCTCGCCCTAAGGTGATAGAAGCGCAGGTAAACAAGGCAGGAGGTTGGGATAAGTACAAGGGGCAGGTATTTTTCTTAAACCTTGACAGAAATGATACCTACCCGCTGGCGTGGGCTGATGTAGTAATGCGTGATTGTGAAAGCGAATGGCTGTCGAGTATATTTACCCGCAATGGATTTAAGAAAGGATTCTTTGGCACGTATGCTGTTGTTACTGCAACAATGGAAAGTGAAGAAGACCGTCAGAATTTTAGAGAAGAACTAAGAAAGGGTATAGGCGTTGAAGCAGAGCAGAGCGTCTTTCACTTTGAAACGAAAATACAGAGTGATAAGTTGGAGGACGTTGTACTGATAAAGGCTATTGAGAGCAATATCAAGGACGATACCTTTAAGTATGCCGATGAGAAGACGGCTAATAACATTCGCAAATCGTATGGTAATGTACCTCCTGTGCTTATTGATTACGTCGAAGGAAAATTAGGCAATACATCGGGAGAAAGTTTGAAGGAGGCACGCCTCTTTATGCAGGAGCAAATGCAAGAAGAACGCCAAGATGTACAAGAGATGTTTGAGGAGCTTTTCGACGGATTTGCAAGGAATATATCGGCAAACGGACTTTTTGAAATTAGCAAATTAGTATGAAGTTATTAGTTAATAAGCAAGAATGTAGCAAGTATTTAAGCGTTTCGATATTCCGAAAGGAGGAAGAATTCAACCGCTTTATTAGAGAGGCGCAGATGTTTGACCTAAAAGGGCTTGTATGTGAGTCTTTTTACCAAGATTTGACAAGCGAAACGCCCGTGAGGGATTACACTTTATTGCTTAATGGTGGCACTTATACTTTTGAGGGCAAAAAGTACGAATTTGCAGGGCTCAAAGCCGTATTAGCGTACTTCACATATGCTCGATATGTCTTCACTGGGCACTATATTGATACCGCTATGGGATTGAAAGTGAAAGAAAATCAAGATGGTGATACAGTGAGCCAAGCGGAGCGGAGAGATGTACGCACAATGTACAAGCAACAAGCGGACTTGCTATGGCAAGATTGTGTTTCGTACCTTGAAAGAAATGCCACACTATTCCCAGAATATAGATGTAATAGTGGCTGTGGGGATAACAACCGAATTAATAAACCAAGAATGAGAATGAAATTGATATGAGATGTATAGACAACATAAAGGATATAATTCTTGATTGTGATTATAAACCAAAAAAGGGACTAAAACACAGAGTACTGGTAATACCTTACAAGGACATTGACAGGAGGTATACTACACTGAACGCAGACAAGACAGAAATTACTCACTTACAACTGTTACCCAGCAAGCGAGGGTATTTGTTTGAATTGAACAACGCTTTTAAAGTGAGTGGCTCGCAGAAGTTTGGCGGAGGATTCACGCACGAGTTATCGATAAAGATAGACAAGGCGGATAGTGGTAATATTGCCACAATGAACGCACTAACAAAAGGTACTTATGTACTTATCGTGGAGACAGCCGGCAACACGTTTGAAGTATTAGGTTATGAGGCTAGTTTGGTAGTGAATTCTGTACAAAGAGACTATGCAGGGAATGTAATAGGACTTGTATTTGCCACGCCAAGTGATGTGAAAGAGTTACGAATGGTAGCGTTGTGGGGAGAAGGTGACTACCTTACTATGAGCAAGAAGTTAGAGAGGAAGGCGTTTGTGGGAGAAAATCTATTGCGCAATAGTGGAACCAAAATCACAAATAACAACTATAATATAGCTACATACCGCTTAACAGAGGAATTAAAAGTAGGGGATTTGCTTACTGTCACTATTAAAGGTCAATTAGGGATTGGCAAAACCGCTTTTGCTTTATATGACCAATTGGGAAATGTAGAACAGTGTTCTCTATACGAGAAAAGAAAAGGCGTTTATCAGAATACATTTAATTATAAAGGATATAGAAATGGTGATAAAATGATACTTTCTGTTTGGACCTATGATGGTTCTGTTTCTATTGAAAGCACCATAGAATTTATAAAACTTGAAAAAGGCGACTCCCCTACGGATTGGTGCCCTGCCAATGAAGATTAAACAAAAAGAACTATGAATAATTTTAAACGAAACTTAACAGGTCAAGACAAACTACTACATTCTTTTTTTGGGAACATTATATTAGTGGTATCCTTCTTAGTGTTTGTCTTTTTTATGAAGTGGTGGGAGGCATTAGCATCTGCTTTTTTTTGGGTGCTGAGTATAGGTCTTGCAAAAGAGCTATTCGACAAGCAAGTAAAGGGCACCTTTATTGATTGGTGGGATATAGTAGCGAGTGTAACACCTTACCCTATTGTAAAACGTATAAACAAGGAGTCTAATGGATAAGTTTATGAAGTGGCTACTCAAAGCCAAAATAAAGATAGCAATATGGGCAACACCGTTGGTTTTGCTCTTCTATTTTGACGATAAGATACATCTAAGAGATAGGGTGTATTATTTCTTTGTTGCTTTCTTTAAGAGCGTGCCGTTATTGTTGTTATATTCGTACTTTTCGGTATGGCGAGAACAAAATGAACTCTTTTTTGTAGGAATTAGTTTTGTACTCCTCCTCAATATGGTAGTAGGGGCTATTTATCACGCCAAAGCAGGCACGTTTAATATTCATAACTTCCTTGTAGGCAACGCTACCATTATGATGGTGATAGCAGTAGTCTATATATCGCTCTCTATACTAAGTATACCTATCAATGAAACAGAAACAGGCAAAATATTCCAGAGTGCAGTACAATTTATGACGTTGATGTACCCTGTAAGCAAGATAGTGAAGAATGTTTTTGTTCTTACGGGCGGAAAATACCCGCCACAATGGATAATGAAAGCGCTTTATAACTATGAGAGGAGCGGAAAATTGAAAGATTTCTTTGATGAAATTAGTAATGGCACAAAAACAGAAGAATTAAACAATAACGAGAAAACAGAAGACGAACAACAATGACACCGAAGGAATTTATAAAGCAGAACAAACCCTTTGCTCTTGAAACAGAGCGTAAAACGGGTATATCGCGCCTCTTCATACTGGCACAAGCTGCGTTAGAGAGCAGTTGGGGAAAGAATGTGCCAGGCAATATGTTTTTTGGGGTGAAAGCGGGAAAGGACACACCCGCTAACAAGAAGCAATTACTAACTACAACGGAGATATTAAGCGGCCCTAATTTAAAGCACTTGTTTCCGTTGGTTATATCGGTGAAGATGTTACCGAGTGGTAAGTACAAGTACACCGTTAAGGATTGGTTCAGGAAGTACGACACGCCCGAAGAATGCTTTACTGACCACGCTCAATTCTTTTTCAAAAACAAACGATATGCTAAGGCGTTGTTAGTAAGAAGCGACCCTTACAAGTTTGCTGAGGAGGTGGCAAAGGCAGGGTATGCTACGGGGTTAAATTACGCAAGTAGTTTGAAAAAGTTAATTAAGATGATTGAAAGTTATGAGAAAGCATAATTACATAAGAATACTAAGAGCTTTCGGGGTTGTCGGATTTGTGCTGATATTGCTTGGTCTATTAGGTTGCAGGACTCGTAAGGTAGCCACTACCGAGCAAAAACAGGTGCAGAAAGAGCGTATTATAAAGTACAAAGATAGTACAGCTCTTTTTCAGCAACACGAACAAACCTTGCAACTCAATACACACGCCTCGCAAGAGTACGAGGTAACAGTAGAGAGCGATAAGGATAGCGTAGGTAACAGCAAGGAACTTACATACACTCGTATTCGTGACGGCAATAATGAAACTATAAGGGTAAGAGGTGGAAAGGTGAAGATTACTACTAAAAGTAGCCTATCCAATAGCCAAATAGTGGCAAATACTACCCTTACAAATACTATAAGCACAACTAATAATGAATTACGAAATACAGAAAGCACGACGGCTTTTTCTCATAAAACAAAAGAAGTGAAAGGAATTGTTAGCTGGTGGGTATGGCTATTGTTGGTACTGCTGGCGGGTGTAATAGGTTGGAGAATGTGGAAGTGTTTTCATAAGTAATTATTTTTAGTTGTTAAAAAAAAGAGCCCCGTGTAAGTGCGAGGCTCTTTTTTGTTTACTCTTCATCTTTTGCACTGATGAATTTAGTACCTTCTCTATTGGTGTAATAGATTTTTGTTACTGTTTGCTCTATATTGCCAAGTATAGGATTCTTAATAGTGTATGAGGCTTTATACACCTCTGAGAGTTTAGCATTGTTAAGTGTTTTGTACTCCTGAACTCTTTTGTATGCTTCTTCATATTCAGTTCCTGCAAAATCACTATCATATGCCTTTTCTAATTTTTGATATTCTTCAATTTTTTTGTCAGTATCTTCTAATGTAGCTTGTAATTGCACCACGAAATCTTTTGCTTCCTGAGTAGAGAATTTCATTGCTTCTTTTAGATTATTTTCTGTGGTCTCTTTTAAGTGACGAGCGGTAACTAAACTCTCTTTTATTTCTGGAAGTAGCTCTTTTTTTACATTAGATAATCTATTTTCTAAAATTGAAAGACTATCATTAGAAGTAATCTCTTTAATTTTCTTCATTTCTTTAACTTTGAAACCAAGATTTTTAGCCTCTGCGTTTATAACTTTTTGCGTGCCGTCGTTCACATAATCATATAACATTTGCTCTTGACGGTTGTAGCCACAGGAAATAAGTAGTGTGGCAATTACTGATGTTAGAATAAATTTTTTCATTGGTATATTATATTTTAAAAATTAATACTCATTTGAATAAACCTTGCAATTTGATAACAAAGAACGCTATTAAACATACAACTTATTTTTTTGATAGGATGTCCACAATGAGGACACGTTTCTGCTGAATTACTGATTTGCTTTTGACAAGCGGGACAATTTGTTAAGCTCATAATATTATATGTTTAGTTATTTGTTTTTACAGAAAATCTTTCGCACGGTTGGAGCGTTTGCTACGTCCTTTTTGCCGTACTTCTATGACGTTGTAGAGAAAACGTACTTCGTGAAGACTAATTTTAAAATCTTCGTATTTTGGATTTAGCGAGTGACAGTATATAACACCGTTCTTCACATCGTGTTTGATGATTTCTTTAAGCATTATGCCGTTGGTGGCGTGTGCAATGACGAAATCCCAATCTTTTATATGTAATTTATATTGCCATAAGTGGCGTTGTACTTCACGGCATATAACTACATCGCCCTCTATGTAATCGGGCTCCATACTATCGCCTGCGACCTCGAATGCTAAGTAGTTGCCGTGATGTTTTTCTTCTGAGTCAATGAGTATTGTAGGCATATCTTCTAAGTATTCATCATTGTAATATCCCTCTGTCCAACCCGCTTGTGCTTTGGTAGTTACTAATTTAACGGCTAATTTCTCGGGATATTCCTTTTCTTTTAATTCTCCCTGTGGAAGGCGGTCAGTTATTTTGCTGTAATCTATAACAGGCATTAGTATTTCGCCATAATTAGAGGTTATATAGTCAGTATTTATCTCGGGGTATGCTGTTTTTAGATTTATAATTTTTATAAAAGGCACTTTTGTTTTGCCTATCCGTATGTTGTTAATTTCGTCCTGAGAAAGTCCTATTTTTTCAGGGGTAAAATCGGGGCGAGTGTGTTGCAAGTATTCATAAACTTCGATAAAACGGGCGTTTACAGGCGGAAGGTCGGCATTGGCAAACATAGAGCCTTCGCCTTTCCAAAGCCAATTTTTGTTGAAACCATAGATATTAGCGAATTTTGTAATGAATTTTTCAGTAAGATACCTTTCATCACCTTTTAAAGCTAATGACATAGAACTCTTATTGATTTCCATCTTATTCACAACATCTTGATTGGTATTTATTATTTGTTCGCCTTTAAGATGAGATATGGCTTTTTTGAACCTCTTTCGAGTTTCTTCAATAAAAACATTGTTTGTATTTGAATTATTTTCCATATCTTTGCAAAAATTTAAAGATTAAACGTTATGAATGATATTATTATTATCCTGTTGTTGCTTGTTATTGTGTGGCTCTTATTGTACCATAAAATAAATGTGAATGTAAAGATTGAGTTAAGCAAAATGTATGTGCCTAATGTTGATGATGTAAAGAATTACATCACTTCATTGGAAAGTAGAATTATATATGCGTGCAAATATGCTGAAAACAAAGATGATTTCAAAGAGCTTGTAGGGTTTTTAGAAAGACACAAAGGAATTGAACTTGCTAAGGAAAAACGGAATGTTTTATGTGCCTGCAAGAAAATACCTAAGATTTAAGGAGCGACACTATTAAGCTGATTAATGAAATAACAATCGCTATTACAGATAAATATTTGTTGCGATTTATCTCTTTAATTTGTTTTTCGACAAGTAACGCTTGTTTATAATTTATATTTTCTTCATTTAGTATTGTGTTATATAGTTTTTTGAACCCGCCATTTTGATAGAATGAGCGGGTTTTTTCATTAGCCGTTAGGAAATGATAAAAATCGTCATCGTTATATTCTACATTAGCAACTTTATATGCTTTAAATATATGCATATAATATATAAATGGCTTTTCTATCTGTTGCAAATCGTTTAACGATTTGTCTATTTTTAACAAAGAGCATATAGGCTCATCGATAGCACACAACCCCCTATCACCTTTATTATCTACTTCAATAAGCTGTTTCAATACTTCATCTAAGAAAAAAATATCTTCTTTTCTAAAATATAGTCCCATTCCTCTATAAAATATCTATTTGAAAATCAATTACTTATAAAAAAGTTTGTAAAAAATACAAAAAAAGTTCATATTTTATTTGGTAGATATAAACTTTGTTTGTATCTTTGCCCTGTGAAAATAAAAGTAAAAGCGTTTAGCGTTTTTTACTTGGCAAAAGTACAAAATAAAATGAAACTAACAAAAGAAGCGAGAAAAAAAATGCTTGATAAAACAATTGCAAGGGCATTGGAAGATAAGTTGAATGTGAGTTATTGGACGTTGGTAAAGTGGCGTTCAATGGATGAAACACCTCTATATCATCGTTCAGAAGCAATAAGAGATAAGGTGATAGAGGTGCTCGAAATGACAGAAGAAGAAGCATTTACTGAAAATGAAGAATAAGATATGTTAAGTAGAGTAGAGAGAATAAACGATGATATTAACGCATTATTCGCAAGTGAGCGTGAGGAGTTGTGGGCAATGCAAGGTGTAGTGCCTAACACGGTAGACTTAATGGCAATGGCGATTGAACGTTACGAGGACAGCAAGCGTGCTAAGAGATTGCTACGTGTTCCTGAGGTGGCTGAGTACTTAGGGGTATCGGATTATATTGTGCGTACGTGGCTAACAAGCGGGGTATTGAAGAATGAGAACCTTGCGGGCGGGCAGTCGCTTATAAGCGTAAAACAGTTGGAAGACTTGAAGGAGAAAGACCCCAACAAGATACTCAGGAAGATGAAGAGAAACAAATAAAGCGACACTTCACAGCGTCGCCTTAACTAAATATTAATTTAATAATTCTAAAAATTTTTTACGATGGCAAAATTACAACAAATGAATGAGATGACCAAACAAAATAGCCAAATTCTTCTAATTGACGGCTATGTAACGATGAATGGCAAGCGATATGATGAGTGCGTGCCGTTTGAAAAAGAGGCGTTTAATGACGCACTCGGACAAGAACTACACCCAGATACTGCGAGGGTGCGAGACGAGATATTCAATAACATTATTGAGAAATTGCAATCAGACCCTGATGGCAACGAGGAGCAATGGGGATTGTACTACAAAGACAACTATTACGATTTTATCCTGTATGCTGACGCAAGAGGTACTTATAGCGAGAGTAGCAGAAGGGTTAATGGTGAGTGGTTACCTATTGCGTTTACAGATGAACAATGGGCAGAGATTGAAGACCTATTAGACATTGAAGGGCAAGTGCAAGAGATGTTAGCAGAAAGGCGATATAGAGAGGAGATAGCAGAAGAAGAGCGAATGCCCGAGTTTGCCGATTACAGCGGTTATGGTTTCTTAACAGTTTAAATTCTTACAGCAATGAAAAAACAAGCAACAATATTAGAGGTGGGTAAATGCTACCGAGTAGAATACTTTTCAACAAACTGGTACATTAATGTGTATGAGGAGTATAGAAATGGAAGATTTTTAGCTCTAACAGCAATAAGAGTTGATGACTTCGGTATTGAGATAAAAGAAACTCTTACACCTAAGATTTTCGAAGATATCACGTACAATGTTATAGAAGTTGGCAAAGATGAGTTCTTTAACGAATTGAAAAAAAAACTCAATGAGATAAATAAATTGATTAGAAAAATCTCCAATTAATTCATACACGTAGAATAGTGCCGTGTTATCCTTAAATCTGTACATAATTCATCACAACAACGGCACTTTCTTTTAAAGTAATAACCTAAAAAATAAAGAAAATGAACAATATTGATTTTTATTTAGCCGAAGAATTTCTTATTGAATTTCTTTACAACAATAGAGAGTTTCAAGAATTTGAAAGCATTCTACAAATCGACAAAGTAGAAAAAACATTAACAGGCATAATCGTATATTACACCACGAGCACCGATGGGCACGAATACGACAGTAAGAGAGAGTATGAAACAAACTATCTTCAACTATTAGGGTGGTTGTACAAAAAGTTAAGCAAAAAGTAATAACCTAAAATACATAAACCAAATGAAAGAAGAACAATTAATAACATTACAACAGCCTCCTATCATCATATACGAGCGTATCAAGGCGGTAGGGCAACAAATTGAGGCAAAAATCGCTGAACTGAACCTCGATAACCAGTTAGTAACTGAGGACACAAAACAAGCTCTTAAAAATACTCGTGCTGAACTTAACAAAGAATTTGCGACTTTTGAACAGCAGCGAAAACTTATTAAAGAAATGATTAATGCTCCATATGAAGCCTTCGAGGAGGCGTACAAGGACAATATCAAAGTACATTATGAACAAGCAGATAGTACGCTAAAATCAAAATTAACCGAGTTTGATAACCGTTTGAGACAAGATAAAGAAGACCGTGCAAGAGCATATTTTATTGAGGCTTGTCAAGCTAATAATATCGACTTTTTACCCTTTGAAAAGTTGTATTTAAAAATAAATATAAACACTTCTGACAAGTCTTTAAGAGAGAGTATAGATTCTACCATTGAGAGAGTTGTTAAAGATTTGGAAACGGCAAACTTTATTCCTGAAAGCGATGAGTTTAAAGCCGAAGTGCTAACCGAGTATAAACAAACGCTTGATGTATCTGCTGCGCTTAGAAATGCACAGTATCGCAAGCAACAACGAGAAGCTGAATTACAACGTATCGAGGAACAAAAGAAACGAGCCGAGCAGGCGAGATTAGTCGCCGAAGAGAGGGCAAGAGAGACCGCTCCTTTGCAAGCACCTGCACAAGTGCAACCAGAACAAGAGGCTACACAAGCACCCTTGCAAGAGGAGATATTACAATACACCCTAACTGTACAAGGCACAAGGGCGCAACTTAAAGCATTACGTGCTTTCTTAGAAACTAATAACATTAAATATACAGCAGAATAAAATGGAAACACAAGTATTACAAAAACAATCATTAGCGAACTTCCTTAACAAGTCCGATAAATTCTTAGAGCAAAATTTAGGCGCAAAAAAATCTGAATTTGTATCAAACCTATTAGCGCTATCAGACAGTAATAAAGAGCTATCATTATGCGAGCCTGCCGACCTTATGAAGTGTGCAATGAACGCTACTGCTCTGAATTTGCCACTAAATAAGAACTTAGGGTATGCATATGTTATACCTTATTTTGACGGCAAAACTAACCGTACCGTTCCTCAATTTCAAATGGGGTACAAGGGTTTTGTTCAGTTAGCAATTCGTAGCGGTCAATACAAGACGATTAACACTTGCGAAATTCGTGAGGGTGAAATCAAAAGAAATAAGGTAACAGGGCACATTGACTTTTTGGGTGAAAATCCGAGCGGTGCGGTTATCGGTTATCTTGCCTACATTGAGTTACTCAACGGATTTCAGCAATCGCTTTTTATGACAATTGAAGAAGTGCAAGCACACGCCCGCAAGTACTCTAAGATTTATGCTAAAACAAACAGAGGGCTTTGGAAAGATGAGTTTGATTTAATGGCAAAAAAGACAGTACTAAAACTATTGTTAAACCGTTACGGAGTTCTTTCAGTAGAAATGCAAAAAGCAATAGAAAAAGACCAAGCAGACAATGAGGGCAACTATATTGACAACCCACAAGGGCGATATATCCAAGACGCAGAGGTTATCGAGCAAAACGAGCCTACTGAGAATGCACAACCTGTACAACCGGCGCCAAGTGAGGAGCCTAATAAGGTAGATTTTAAAGATGTATAAAAATGAAAACACATTACTTTACATTAGGACAATCGCACGTATATCGCTTTAATGGGCAAACATTAGACCACGATTGTGTGATTAAGATAACAGCCGAAAACCCCAGAGATGTAATGGTTGAGCATTTTGGCTTAAAGTGGGCTTTTGAATATGATGAATGCCCTGAAATGAAGTACTTCCCACGAGGTATTTATAACTTAACAACTAATGAATGGGAATGATACCTACAAAAGTAATTAGTTCAGGTAGCGAGGGTAACGCTGTGGTTTATGACAACGCAATAATGGTAGATTGTGGCGTTACTCTCAAAGCCTTAGAAGCGGTAAAACGTTCTTTGAAAATTGTGCTACTCACGCACCAGCACGGCGACCACTTGAAGTTGAGAACCTTACAACGATTACAAGTCGAGCGACCAACACTGCGAATTGCTTGTGCTGACTTCCTCTTAGAGAGGTTGGAGGGGCTAAACAATATCGACGTGTTGCAAGTAGGTAAGTTATACGATTATGGAGCGTTTAAAGTATCACCCGTGAAGCTGTATCACGACGTGCCAAATTTCGGTTGGCGAATATTTCTTAACAACGGACAAAAGATATTCCACGCTACTGATACAGCGTACTTGGAGGGTATCACCGCCAAAGGTTATGACTTGTACGCTATTGAGCATAACTACTGCGAGGAGTACATACAGCAGGCAATAGAAGAAGCGCACGCAAAGGGCGAATATACGCACGCTTACGGCAATATCAATACACACCTTAGCATACAACAAGCGAGGGCGTTTATCGAGGCGAACAGAAAGGAAAGCAGTGAAGTATTAGAACTGCATAAAAGTAAAAGTTATTATAAGTAAAATTAAAGAAAAATGGAAATACAAGGACGAATTAAACAAATATTTGCCCCCGAATCAGTAGGGGCGAATGGCTTTCAGAAGCGTGATTTAGTTATCACAACGGAGGAGCAATACCCGAGTGATATTATAATTCAGTTCACACAGAGCAAGTGCGCTTTGTTGGATACCTTACAAGTAGGGCAGAGGGTAAATGTACACTTTAACTTGCAAGGTCGTGAATGGATAAGTCCACAAGGAGAGGTTAAGTACTTCAATACGGTATTAGGGTGGAAAATTGAACTCATTCAAACCACGAATGTAGCGCAACATACACAACAGTACCAGCAAGCCCCCCAAGGTTACGCACAAGCACCACAGGGATATACACCCCCAGCGCAAGTACCGCAACAAGAACAACCGCAATACCAGCAGGCGCAAATTTTTAACAATATGGGGCAAGCACCCGCACAAGATGACGTGCCGTATTAAGAAATAACAAAAAAGCAAGTATCAATCGGGATAGTAGCAGGTTCGAGTCCTGCCTTGCTTTCAAAATAAAGACAAAATGAAAAATTTAAACTTAAAAAATATAAAAGAGTGCTTTGAGTTATACAAAGTAGCTTTTAATAAAAACCCTCATATAAAAGACCTCGCCAAAGAATTAAGTGTAAAAACTACGACACTTATGAAATTCATTGAGGATAATGATATACATTTTAGATTGTACAAAGGTAGTATAGGTAGTTTTATTAGTGAAGTGTATTTTGAGCTTAAAGATACACCTGGAACTGATGAATTTGTAGAATATAACAAAGAAAAATATAAAAATACTTTATTTCTTTACCCTTATAAAAAACCTTATTATGATAATGTAGATTTCCATCGTCTTATAGAAGATAAAAAAGATAAAGAAAGAAGTAATGAATGGAGAAATACACCTGAAAAAATTGAAAAAATAAGTAAATTTTTAGTTCTAAAAGAGGTTTGTATAGGAAGTTTAGTAGAAGGAATAGATAAATACTTTGATTATATACCAAAAGAAAATATAGAACTACTTATATCACAAGGTTGGGAATTTGTAAATTATAATAAAAATTGTAAAAAATAGTAACAAAGCAAAATATGATTTTCAACGCAAGTAATGAGTTTGATATACAGCGGGCAAAGGAGCGGTTAGGTTACCTTATTGAGAAGAAAAAGACCTTTGAAATCACCGAAAAGAAACCTAAACGCACCTACTCACAGAATAATTACATTCATCTCCTCTTTGCGTGGTTCGCATTAGAATATGGCGAAACACCTGAATACGTGAAGCAAGAGATGTTTAAGAAGATTGTGAACCCTCAGATATTCAGGACTGAATACGCTAACCGTAAAACGGGTGAGATAAGAGAAGCGTGGCGAAGTACAGCGAGTTTGGATACTAAGGAGATGACAACCGCCATTGATAATTTCAGAGACTACGCCAGCAAGGAAGCGGGTATATACCTACCAACGCCTGATGATTTGGTGTATCTGAATGAGATAGAAAAACAAGTGAATAACTTACAAGGAAAATATTATTAAAAAATTGAAATATGTACGAAATAACAACAATCAACAAAATTGGACAAACAATGTCCAGTAGAGAAATTGCGGAATTAACTGGTAAAAATCATCAGCACGTATTAAGAGATTGCGATATTCTCAATGAAAATTATGAGAGAATGTCACTGTCCAAAATTGGACAGTCACAATATAAGGCTGATAACGGGCAAACATATAGAGAGTACCGCCTTACCAAAATGCAAACATTCGACCTAATGACAGGATATAGTGCTGAGTTGCGAATCAAAGTAAATCGCCGTTGGGCAGAATTGGAGGCAAAAGAACAAGCACACCAACAAATTCCTCAATCATTTTCAGAAGCATTGCGATTAGCCGCCGAACAAGCAGAGAAAATAGAAGCACAGCAAAAGCAACTGCAAGCACAAGCTCCTAAGGTATTATTTGCCGACACAGTAATAGGCTCTCAATCTTCCTGCCTTATTGGTGAACTTGCTAAACTCATCACTCAAAAAGGCTATGAGATAGGAGAAAAGAGGCTTTTCAAGTGGTTGCGAGAAAATCACTACTTAGGCACACGAGGGGAGTACTATAACATTCCTAACCAACAATACATTGAGCAAGGACTTTTTGAATTAAAGAAAGGCACACGCTCAGGAAATGGCGGGGTAATGCACACCACAATTACGCCTAAGGTAACGGGTAAGGGGCAAGTTTATTTTGTTAATAAGTTCCTTAAAACGATATAAAAGAATTGTAATTTTTCCATTGTGCACCCCGATTGGAAAGCTCTTACGTTCGAGCCGTAAGCGGGGGCTAAATTAACAACCCGATTTGAAAGGAGATTGAGCGCTAGGCGCAAGGAAGGAGCAAATGTATATGATAGAACATAACAATAGATTAAATGCTAAAAAATTAGCAGAATACATTACGGGAGACACATTACGTAAGTATGTAGCTAAGAAGGTAAGATACTATGTAGGAGATGATATTATTATTTTCGACGGGGCTTGTGGAAGCGGACAACTTGAACAATATGTAAAATCTAAGAAAATAATTGGTATAGATGTGCAAGAGGAATGTTGTAAGGCTTTTCTTAAGAATTTTTCTAATTCAGAAGTTAGGAATATGAGTTTTTTTCTTTTCGATGAAAACATAAAAGTAGATTGTGTATTAATGAATCCTCCTTTTTCGATTGCCTTTAATGATTTATCCGATATGGAAAGAGCTTTAATACAGAGGGATTTTAGGTGGAAAAAGAACGGAAAAGTAGATGATGTTTTTGTTTTAAAATCGTTAAAATACACAAAAAGATACGCTTTCTATATTCTATTTCCTGGAGTTGCTTATCGAGGAACAGAGAAAGTATTCAGAGAGCTTATAGGTAATAGATTATTAGAACTTAATCTTATTCGAAATGCGTTTGATGATACGAATATTGATGTATTATGTATCGTTATTGATAAGAATAAAACTTCTGATGAATTACACCGTGAAATATACGATTGCAAACAAGAGATTATTATAACGAATGATAAAACAAAAATAGTTTCTGATGTATGGGAAGTGCTCAGAGAAAAGGTAATAACCGAAGAAGTAGATATTAAAGCATTGGAGGCTCAAATTGAATTAATAAAACAGAAGAGAAGAGCCTTAGAAGATGAGTTAGATTTTTTTATAGAAAAAGAAGTAAAACCTTTATTAAACTTATGAGTATATATTGGGATAGCTCCAGCAAGGGGCAGGACAAGAATTTAAGAAAAACACAATATCACAACTGTTGGAGAGTGGAAGTAACTATTAACAAAACAAGAATTCGGAAGCGTTTTAAAAACTATTCTGAAGCGGTTACTTTTAACGAACTTTTGCAAATTGAAAAAATAAAAAAGAATGCCAGCACCAGTAATAACAGCCGATAAAGCGACTTTTATTTGTAAACACTATATGGATATGTCTGTTAAAGAAATTGCTAAAAAATTAGAAATTTCGAGAGATGTTGTGCGGAGGTTTTTTAAAGAAAAAGGGCTTAAAGTTCCAAAAGAGTTGCAACAGTTTTGGAGAAGTGAAGCGATGAAAAAACCTTATACCTATGAGGAACATCAGTTTATTCATAAGTATATACGCACACACTCTATAGATTGGATTGCCAACCGTTTGAAGCGTTCAAAATACCATTTATCAAAAGAAATGCGCAAAATGGGGTATTCTGAGCTACTTAAAGAAAAGAGAATCAATAATCAATATAAAAAAGGTCGTGTTGCTGAGAACAAAGGAAAGAAGATGAGTTTTGAAACTTATGAAAAATGTAAACACACTTTTTTTAAGAAAGGGCATTTACCTCATAATACCCTCACTGATTATACTGAGGTGATTCGCAATGAAAAAGGTATTTCTTACATCTATATAAAGATACCAGGAGCGAGAAAAGCAATACCTAAGCACCGTTATCTATGGGAGCAAGCACACGGAACAATACCTAAAGGGTATAATATCATTTTTAAGAATGGAAATACGCT